GCTTCTAGATGTCTTAAATGTTCCAGATGTTCCAATACGTTAAAAACTATATTGTTACAGAACGTAGTTCGCCGTTTTTAACTTCCCAATACTTCCAGCGGTCTGCGGAGAGTAGTTCAGCGTCGGGTAAACTGTTAGTAAACACCCATACATTCGGACAGTCAAAATATTTGTCTTTAAAATGATATCTGTCATCGAAGGCATAGCCACCCTTGATTGTTTCAATTGCTGAATACATTTGGAATAATTTCTCTTTATTGATAGCTCTAGGCATGTCTATTAAATAGGCTTGTGAGGTAGGCATATCCATGACCATGCGCATAATGTCCTTGTAGTCATTACAGAAAGGTAGTTGTCTTGCTAGGTTGTTTACGCCCATATAAGATACGAGAGTAGATTTCCCGATGTTCCCGCTGGTGTCCCATATAATGTTAATAGTCCTTGTATCCCAAATCTTGGATTTTGCGATGACTTCTAATTGCCATGGGTAGAGTTTTTCTACTTCTCTAATCTGTCTAGGCATATACGTAGGTACTGGGTCGGTGTCAGAGTGTGGCACAGTACCTTCTACGCGTGTGTCTTCCTTGAGGCAGTAGAAGTCATCTTCTTTTCCATTATTGCTTGTGATGCTTAAATGTATCTTTTCAAAGTGAGGCTTAATTAGTTTAAGGGCTTCGTTTAGGCGTCGTTTTTTAATGAGGCTAATACGTCCTTGGTAATGTAGGTAACCCGAGTTGGATTTTTCTAATTGGAAGGTGTATTTCTTACATATGTTAGGGTATAGCTTGTCTATGATTTGTTTAGCAGTCCAGTCGTCTGCTGGTAGTGTGAAGTCGTATACGGCACACGGTGATGAACTCATGATTGGTTCTGTAATATATATACTTGTTAATTTTTTAAGTATGTTAACATCTGATACAAATGTTTAATACATATTAATACAAAGTAAAGTAACTTAAGGATTAGCCTTATAGTATATCATACAGTCAATATGGCTTACTACAAAAAGAAATCTCGCTCAACTCGCTACAAAAAGCGCACTACTGCTTCGCGTAAAGGTAAATATCTACCTTCAAGGGTTCGCGTGTCACGTACACGATACTCTAGAACCAAAGCAATCGCGCGTACACTTAATAATCTTGCTGAAAATAAGTTTAGTGGTTTCACTGGAAACTGTCTTAATCCCGTGGCTAAACCTACGGGGTCTCAACCAATTTCGTACCTCTTCTACAATGCTGGTCATACTTTAGGTACAGCTCTTCCAGAGTTCAATGCTATGAATTTGTGGCGGTATCAACGCGGAGATTCTAACATTAATCGAGATGGAGATTACATGTTCATTAAGAAATCTTCGATTAAGATGGAGATTCAGATGCTTCCGTTTTCAGATGTGGCTAGTCAAATTACTAGTCAAACCGCTGTGGAATTCCGTGTTATGGTTGTCAAAGCCAATCGCAAATACAATCCTCTTGCCACTTTCGGTGACTCCGGCACTAATCTGTTCTTAACAAATGCCAATGGTAAATTCGGCTATGATGGAACTACGGAGTCTGTTCATACAAATTTCCAACAACCCATCAATAAACGCCAATGGTTAGTATACTGTGATAAACGGTTTACTCTTACACCACCATCGGTAGATGATATTGCGCTAGGAGGTGAGCGAATTAATACAGCTCGACAAAACCTTCCTACAAAGAAATATATAAATATGAGTCTTCCGTGTTACAAAAAATGTCATTTCGATAATGCTTCTGGAAATGCGGTAAATACTCCCGATAATTTCGATGGTCAGTTCCTAATTATAATTCAAGCTGTTCGGGCTTCATACTGTTTAGATGATACTAGACGTCCCGAAAATTGGAGAGTAAATATGATTGGTTCTACTTCAGCTAGTGATATGTAATCCTTAAATATCTTTTATAAATTTAAATAAAATTAAAATAAATCTTTTTAGATGATAGACATACCCGAAGGAAAAAGTTTTGTAAGCACACTTGCGTCAAAATTTTTATCTCGGGTATGTCCAGTAGCCCTTCAGAGGCTTCTAGATGTCTTAAATGTTCCAGATGTTCCAATACGTTAAAAACTATATTGTTACAGAACGTAGTTCGCCGTTTTTAACTTCCCAATACTTCCAGC